CCGGTCCATTCTTTTTGCATATCGTTAAGTCTATAACGAAATCCGGATCGGTCGGAAATGCCATAAGCTCTTTTGCCAACAGCAAATTTACCCATTAGATGTTCCTAGAATAGGCCAAGCTTGGCACAACATTAAATGAAGCTCGGTCCCTATCTTCGTCCATAGCTCTTTGCATTTCTTCTTCGTAAACCGCTTTTAAAATTTGCATACGATCGGGCGCTTTCTTTATAGAAAGATAGTAGGCCAAACCCGCAGCTAATGCCGGGTAAAATCTAAAGGGAATTTGGACCGTGTTTGTAGGCGTATCGGCATCATCTAATCGTACTAAACGATTAAATATAACCTGGTCAGTGCTATTATCTGGCACCGGCCAAAGTTGCAAAACAGGTGTTATTTGTCTGTTTAAAAACCATTGCGAAGACCTAGATTGTTGCGTTTTATTTGGGATATTAATAAAGTCGTCCCGACTTAACCGCTGTATACCATAATCGGTATTATCCCTTCGTATTATGACAGATAGGATATCTATAGTGTCGGTGCCCAGGGAATAATTTGATTGTCCCTGAACAAGGTTTAAGGTGGTCTGCGTTATAGTCCATTGATTTAAACCGCGGTTAGCCCAATCAGCAAACAAAAGATTCATAGAACGTTTAGCGGTTTTAATGTCGTAACCCGTACGCATTTCTTTCCCGCAACGCTCAAACGCCTCTTCGATATACTCGGTGACGTCTAATTCAAAATCTTTTGATCCAGAAACAGTCATTAATTACCCCAGCTCTGCCTTGCTGTATTTTTTGCGGGTTTAGACAAATCACCGTAATGAAACAGCTTTTTAGAGGACGCAGTGTGAGTCTTACCACTGTGTAGAGATCCATCAGACATCTTATGCGTCCCGCCTTTATGTTCTGTCCCATCTTTTCGGTAGTGCTTAACGTTTTTCATTTTTTAGTTTTTTTAGCGGTTTTAGCTGACTGTTTAAACGCCGCAGCAGTGGGAGCACCCTTAGTTCCTGGAGAACGCATAGTCTCACCCGAACCCGCCGCAATACGTCTTTTCTTAGCATTAATATTTGAATAAAGACCACGTTTAGTAGGCATTATTTCATACCTCGCACAGCACAACCGCCCTTGTTCATTTTACGAACCGCTCCGCCGTAATTCATACCTTTAACGGCACGACCGCCTTTGTTCATTTTTTTTACTTCTCCGCCATACATCATACCCATAGCGGCTCTTTTCCGTGGACTGCAATTAGAACCTTGATCCATGATAATTCTCCTAAATTAAATTTTGGTTATTTACCACTTCTTGCAACTCCAATAACGAGCTGAAAATTTATCTTTTGCCGTGTCGCAATTATGACGTGCTCTAAAGCTTGCTCTTCTAGCGGGGATGTTTTTTTTAATGGTCATATTCGGATCCCCAAAACGCACAAGCTTTACGTCAGAGCCTTTTTTAGCCAACACGGCAAACTTTTTGCTACCGCCAGACGTTCTTTTAGGCTTGTTATAGCCGGAAAACGTCTCTCCTCTATAAGAAACTCTTCCAGAAGGTGTTTTTTTAACAGCCTTTGTAGTGGCCATAAAACCCCCGAGTTAATTATAAAATATAGTTACCGCAGTTATATTCGTTAAAGCCGAGACATATATATCGGACATTCTTACGCCTTCATCCGGTATAAAAACCGAATCCGACGTGCTTGCCCCAAAATCTATGTCTACGGCCGTAGCGCCGCCATTTCCTTGCGTTAAGGTAAGCCTTCCCGCCCCGGCACCCGTGGTTACTTGGAACCCTCGGACACGAGCAGGACCAACACCGACAGAGCCGGTGCCAGTTACTCTTATTGCTAAAGTATCAGAACCCGACATAAGTTTTTATCCTTTTAAAAACTAAGCTTTTTTCTCTTTTTTGGAAGGTTTGGCTTTTTCTACCACTTTCTCAGCCGGTGTTCCACTTACAGGTATTCCAAATATTTTATCAGACATAATAGTCTCCTAAATCTTTGATTAAATTAAACTTTAGCTAAAAGGCGTTACAGTTGTACCTGAGCCTACGCCTACCATTTCCACAAACCACCTGTCTTCTGCCACTGAAGTAAACGTGAGAACAGTGTCAACTATTCCACCTTTCGTGGTGCCGTTTAGTGTGACATTTACATCAGTAAAGTTAGCATTGGTAGTGAAGCCTGTGACCGCGCCTGCCGCTCCCATAATCAAGGCTGTACCAGTAAGTTTGTCGTCACCTTGGCAGCTAATAACAAGGTCATTGGCTAGAGTGTTGCCTAAAAAGATTTTAATTACCGCACCAAAGTTATTATCTTGATCGGGGCTGGTAGAATCGGAAGGAGTTGCATCCTTAACAAGGGGGAGAGTTAAAGTGCTTGCTCCGCCCGCAAGGTCAAAGCCTGTTATGTTCATTTTTCCGGCGTTACCTACGACGGTCACGCCCGTGCCAAAGTTAGTACTACCTTCGACAGCTAAGGTTTGGCCTGCGGTTAGGGTAACTTGATTTTTAAAACCAGAGCTAATAAAGCCAGCTAACGAACGAACGGGACCTGAAAATGTGGTTCTAGCCATTTTAAATTCCTCACATGCGAGTTATGGGGCTTATCTGTCTGCATGTCGTCAGCCGGGAGCTGTCAGATAAACCGGTTAGTCCCGGATTCCCATCAGTATATAACAGTTATTCTTTTTGTGCACAATAAAAAAAACCCGCCGAAGCGGGTTTTTCCGTAGCTTAAAGACTAAAGTCTTATGCGCCGTTGCCGTACACAGCACGCCAATCCGAAACACCGAAGCTATAACGCTCACGTGCCTTGAATCGCATGTTACCTGTGTCGAAGTCACCTTCCATAGCAGTTTTAAGAGGTGTTCTATTGAACATCTTAAAGCCGTTAGGAGCATCAGTTTTGATGAAGAAGTTGTCTGGGTCTGTCAGGAAGTGGTTAACCACCGCGCCGTCAGGAATCATACCCATAGACTTAGTTGCATTGACGTCGTTGTCCGCGCTTCCAGGACGCAGGTTGGAGTTAATTACCCGCTCTGCAATAAATTGCAGCTCTTTAGGGATAACCATCTTCATACCACGAACCGCAATCTTAAGACCACGCTCATCCGTTAGACCCGCGATGTTAATGAGCATTTGCTCAAGAGACGTCTCGTTAAGGTCCGCGGGAACAGCCAAAAGGTTAGACTGATTGCCATTTAATGAAGGGTGAGCTGCGGAACAAAGTGCCGCACCATCGCCTACAGGCACTGCTGTATTGAACGCATTGTTCAAAACTGAAGCAGCTTTAATCTGCTTAGTTTGAGACATTGAGCGTGCAAGAGCGCGTGTATAGCGGGCTGCCAGACGATCGTAAAGATTGTCTTCAACCGCTTCTTCAGTAATGCTAAAAGCCAATGCGATGGTCTCATGAGTGTAACGTGCAGTGTAAGTCTCCTGCGCGTTATCAAAAGTAATTGCGTTACCCTCGTTTTTAACGGGGGCAGTAGCAAATCCTGATAGCATCACTTCCTCTTCGAATGCACGATCAGAAGACTCTTCTTCGAAGATTTCTGCGTGCTCGTTGTCGTAACGATCATACTCTAAACCGAACAAAGCATTTAGTCCGGGTTCCAGCTCTTTCGCTAGTTGTGCGCGAGATATAGCCATGATTTAGCCCTCTTAAATGCCAGTGGTTATTGCGGTAGTTTGCGAAGCAAACCCACCTGCGTTAGCGTTAGCGTGAGCATTTAGACGCACGATCATCGGGATACCCGCTACCGTGTAATCGCTATTTGCTTCATCGTCAACAATTCCAACAATTCTCAACGGTAACGATGCTGTATTAGCTACAGAGGCCACGTTAAATTGAGAATTGGAGTTCCCGTTAGCCGTAGTACCTGTTCGGGCAGAAGTGCCCAAAGAAGCATTACTGAAAACAGACGATAGGGCAGTAGCTCGGTTTGTAAAAGACGCATCCGTAGAAATTTGGAAAAGCTGGTTAGGATTGTCTGCTACAAACGCTTTAACGGGATGATTAGTATCCACGCTAACGCTATTAGAACCCGGCCAATAATTAACAAATATTGGCTTTTTTGAAACATTATCAACGTACTCAACACCCATTAGGACTCCCAATGCGACGGTAGTACCGCCTGCTGTGTCCCCTGCTTGGTCGATAGTACCGGCCGCTGTAGGGACGCAAATTCCATACTGGAATATAGCATTGGTGTTGTTAGAAGCGATTTCATACTGGGTAACACCCGTACTATTTACACCGCTACCAACAAGTCCAATAGGGCGAAGACCAAAGGCAATTGTCTGATTTGCCATGATATTTTTCTCCTAAAGGAGTGGCTTACTCTTTTCGAGAGCCACCAAAAGTTACACGAGATTGACGATCGGGTTTATTGATCGCCATGGTTGAGTGAGCATTTTCTCGCATCATGTCGTGATCGACAGCATCCATAAGATCTTGCGTTTTTCCGGCAAAGTAGTCGGATCTTTCCGCTAAGGTTTCTACTGGAATGCGTGCGAGCAAAAGTCCTCCAACGCCAAACACACCTTCATATTTACCTGAATCTACTACCGGTGCTTCAAAATTAGGGTATTCATCAGCTCTTACAAGCTCATACCCTTCTCTCATACGAGCAGAAACGTTCTTGCGGTCGTCGAAACCACGAACCTCTGTACGTATCCACCGGTGCTTGTACCCTTCGGGGGCAGGCGGTGCATCTAACATGGATGGGGGAGCCCAGGGCTTACGCCGGTGCTCTTTCTCCCTGCTGTCTTTAGCGCGAGGAGCACGATCTATACCTTCAAAACCTTGTTTCTTGTCAGTCATAATCGTCTCCTTATTTGACATATTTCGCGTATTCTTCTAGTGGCACACCTAATTTCTTCGCAATAGCGACCTGGCTTGGCGTGAGTTTTACCTGTTTGCGCCCATTTGACGAACTTGTGCGGGATACGCCAGCGACAGTTTGGGCGGTTCGTCGCTTAGCACCGGTATCTGAAAACTTGTGGGGAAACTCCCCTCGAATTCTTTTATCTAGCTCATCATAATAGTCATCGCTCGTCGGGTCAAATGCTTCGTCAACGAGTTGTTTGTGTATCCCATATGCAGCAAACGTCATTGTGTTGTCGTCACCGAACCATTCATTCTTCTCCGCCCACTTTTCCGCGCGAGGATCTGGCTTAGCTTGTTGCTGTTGTTCCGGTTGATATTGTTGCTGTTGTTGTGGCTGCTGTTGCTGCTGCTGCTGCTGTTGTTGCTGCTGAGCCTGTTCTTGAGGCGCACGTCGAGCTTGCATGCGTTTTGCTTCTTCTAATTTAGACGAGGCAAATTGAAGTTCTGTAAGCTTTTGTTGAGCGTCTA